ATCGTTAGTACGGTAATTGGATTTTTGTTGATGTGGTTAATTAGTGGTTCGGTTAAGGTTGGAACTGCGTTTGGGGTGGCAGAATTGGTTTATAAACCTATTCAGTATTATCTACATGAAAGAATATGGTATCGTTGGATTAAATACGGATTAAAAAAGGATAATGTCAAAAAATTAAACGAAAATGAAAGGTACTGAAGAACTCATAATAAATGATAGTATGATAAAATTATCAACCGATAATGACCATAGTGCGGTGATGCATATTGGTGAAAAATATTTAATGGATAAACTAGCTAGTATTGTTACAAAAAATGGAGGTGATATATTAGAAATTGGATTTGGTATGAATCTATCTGCCAATGCTATACAATCAAATCCAAATGTGACATCACATACCATAATAGAAATTCATCCAGTTCAATATAAAAGAGCATTAGAATGGTCTAAATTACAAAAAATAAAAACAACAATTATATTAGGTGATTGGATTGATGTATTACCATTATCTAATATGAAGTTTGACGGAGTATTGCATGACACTCATAACGACCCTAACATACCCAAATTCTTAGATTATGTAGTTGATAATTGTAAAAAAGATACAATTATTGGTTTTTTTGAATTTCCAAAATTTGACCATCGTTTGAATGGATATAGGTTTAAAATACCTCAATCCGATTATCAAACAATTCCATATAAAAATAATACACATTACAAAGATAATCAATTTGAATTAAAATATACTACGTTTAATGGTAGTTCATTTGTTAACGATAAAAATGTAAAAAGTTTTATATGATAGTAGAACGTAAGAGACACATTGCTAAAACCATATCATATCGAATTGTAAGTACGTTAATTGGTTTCTTATTAATGTGGTTGATAAGTGGTTCGGTTAAAGTTGGAGCCGCATTTGGGGTTGCTGAATTAATCTATAAACCAATCCAATATTATCTACACGAAAGGGTATGGTATAAATGGATAAAATTTGGATTAAAAGAAAAAAAAGATGAATAATTTAATTAAAGTAGTTGAAAATTTTTTAACTGACGAAGAATGTGATTATATATTAAACAAATATAAAAACGAATTAAAATTATCAGAGGCCCAAGTTACAAATGGTAATTATAAAAGTAGAAAATCTTCAGTGGGTTGGATTGATAATCTAAATGATGTCAATGAAAGATTAACCGATTTGTTAAAAAAATCATACAATATTAATGGAATGGAAGTTACCGGGTTGGGATTATTTCAATTTACTGAATATAAAGTAGGTGAATATTTTGATTGGCACACAGATAGAATTGGTGAAATTTATAGAGATAGATTTGTATCGACGGTAATATTATTAAATGATAATTATAGTGGAGGCGTGTTAGAAATATTGGATATCAATGGTAATCAAATCCCAACAAATCAAAAAGTGGGAAACTTATATATCTTTGATTCAGGATTAAGACATAGAGTGACACCGGTTGAAACCGGTACTCGATACTCATTGGTAAATTGGATATCACTTGTTAAAACTAACCCCATTAAACAAAATATAATATGAAAAAAATTGTAATAATTGGTGGAGGTACTGCTGGTTGGTTAACAGGGTTAGTTGTTAATAAATTTTGGAGTAATACTGAAGTTACATTAATTGAGAGTTCAAAAATAGGGGTATTAGGTGCTGGAGAAGGAAGCACCCCCAATTTTGGTAGAATTCTTTCATTGTTGGAAATAAATCAAGAAGAGTTTTATAACGAAACAAAATCAACAAAAAAAAACGGTTTACATTTATATAATTGGACCGGTAATAATGAATTATCAAAACATATGTTTTTTGGTGGTAATTCTAATGAATTTAATGGTGCAAATGGATATCATTTTGATGCGAAATTAGTTGCAAAATATCTTAAAGATATTGCGGTGGCTAGAGGTGTTAAATTAATAGACGGAGAGGTTAAAGATATTGAAAATGTGAATGAAAAAATAACAAAATTACAATTAATCGACGGTAACATAATTGAGTTGGATTTTCTGTTTGATTGTAGTGGGTTTAAAAGAATTATCATTGACGGAGTACACAAAGAAAAATGGAAAGATTATTCTGAATTTTTATTATTAAATAAATCAATTAACTTTTTTATTTCACAAGAAAATAATTATAGTTTTTTTGAAAAGGTCCCCACAAAAATGATTTCAATGAAAAATGGATGGATGTTTAACATACCGTTACAACATAGGTGGGGGTGTGGATATGTACACAATGACAAATATTGTACAATAGAAGAGGCAAAAAAAGAAGTTGAAGAATATTTTGGTCAAGAGATTACCATACAAAAAGTATTTGATTTTAATCCTGGAAGTTATGAAAAAAGTTGGATTGGTAATTCAATATCAATAGGGTTATCGTACGGGTTTATTGAGCCGTTAGAAGCAACATCGTTGATGTCGACAATAATGCAATTAAAAAGGTTAATAGATTTTGGGTTTAACGAAAATTATAAAGAAAAGTTTAATAAATGGTGTAATGAAATTTATGAACAAAATTTGATGTTTATTCGATATCATTATTTATGTGAAAGAAATGACACACCATTTTGGAAAGATTGTACGTCACGACCCATTCCATCAAAATTGAAAAAGATATTAGATAAACACAACTCAATAATAGTAAGAACTGATATTGAATTACTAAAATCATTTGAGTTGGAGGAAACTTCACCGAATGAACTAACTTTTTTTGTAAACAATTATCTAACTATTTTTAGAAAAAACAGAAAAGTACCTAAAAAAGAATTGATATAATATGGAAAAAATATATTTTGACGAAAAAACTTTTATTTGGAAGACTAAATTAAACCTTATGAATGATAAATTTGAATTTTTAAAAGAAGCATATTCTGTAATTGAATCTCAACCTGATGTTAAGAGAGATGGGTTTGGGTATAAAAAAGAATGGAATGAAAATTTAAATTTTATTGGTAATATTAAAATAGAATCAAAATTAGATGAATTAGTTCAACTCGGCATTAATAATTGTGTAAAGATTTACAAAGAAAAAAATATAAATTATAATAAAATTAATACCGATGCTTGGGTGAATGTAGTTCGTTCAAAAAATCCAGTTCAAATACAATTTCAACATGAAGATTTAAAAGGTGTTGATAAATTCCATACTCATACCGAGATAAATAAAGAAATGAAATCATTTGTACCACACTATACATATGTTTATTATATTCAAATGCCCAATGTAATGGATGGTGAAGATGGTGTGCTTTATTTTAGAGGAAAAAATAAAAAAGAATATTGGATTAGACCCGAAGAAGATGATTTAATAATTATGGAGGGTGATATGCCACATGCACCAAATAACGCACCCAATTCAACAATAGATAGGATTGTAATGGCTGGTAATGTGGGGTTTGATTTTATAAAAAAAGAAAAAAGTTTATTATGATAAAAAGTCATTACATATTTGATGATATATTAAATAAAGAAGAACAAAAAATTCTATATGATTATGTAAAAAGTGGTAACATAGAATGGAAAGTAACGGAAAATATTACTGGTCAATATGGAGGAAAGGAAGAAACACACAAATTTCCGGCAAAGATACACCCAAAACCAGAATGTAAAAACGAAGAAATAAAACGTATAATTGATAGTATAGAATTGATTGTTGCAAAAAAACTAAATTTAGAATTCATTAAAAATTATAGATGGAAAATTAATTGGACAGAATCAATCGGAGATTATAATCCAATGGATTTATTACATTGTGATGGAATTACTGAACATATTGCAATGGTTTATTATATTAACAATTCGACAGGAGATACTTGCATTTATAATAATGTTAATGGAAATAATGCCGAAACATATCAAGAAAATTTTAATAATGTAGATTATAACTCTTATTCTCTATTGACTAGTGTAACCCCTAAAATGGGTAGATGTTTAGTATTTGATGGAAAATTAGCACATCTAGGAAATTACCCATTTGAGGGGGATAGATTTATTATTAATTTTAATTTCGCGGCAATAGATAAAAAAGAAAAATCGTTAATATAAAATGTTTGTAAAATACATAGAAAATTTTTTAACTTCTATTGAATGCGATTCAATTATAAAAATTGGTGAATCAAACGATTTAATCCAAATGAAATCATCGAGATTTGTAAATGGAATATTGGTAAATGAAAATATTAAATACAACGGTAATAAACGAATGGGTTGTTATTTTGAAAATGAATACTTACAAACACCAGTAATAAAAACATTATCTGATAAGATAATAAAATTATCAAACGAATTATCCCCATTTAATGGAATACAATATAACGAAGTGCCAAAATATTCATTTAACAAATATGGAATAGGTGATTTTTTAGATTGGCATCCCGACAGCCACGAAATATTAAACGGTGCTACAATTACATTTGTTATCCAACTTAACGATAATTATGAAGGTGGTAATGTAAAATATTCAATTAATGATATAGAATATTCTATTGAGAAAAAACAAGGTAGTATTTTTGTATTTGATTCGACCACATTACATTCGGTAGATACTGTGACTGGTGGTGTACGATATTCAATAAACGTTTGGCCATCTAAGGTAATAAATAAATCACTAATATAATGTTAATAGATAATAAATTTTTTTATCTGAGTTTACCAAGATGTGCATCCACAGCATTTAACTATTCTTGTTTAATTAATAATGTTAATATACAAACACACAATGGAGATTGGGAATTATCAAATTCCGATATCAATTTTAAATCCATAGATAAGAAAGAACTGATGAATTATATTTATCACGGGCACGAGTCTTTAATTGATTTACAATATAAATTTGGTATAAATTATCCCATTATTGCGGTAAAAAGAGAAAGACACGATAGATTTTATTCTTTATATAAACATATATTATTTGATTTAAAAAGAATGGGATTTGAAAATATTTTTGAAAAATTCAAAAATTTAACATTAGACGAGTTATTTTTTTTCACTAAAGACGATGTGGCAACTAAAAAACAAAGGTGGGATAAAATATGTGAATATTTAATGGATTTTAAATTAATAGACAAAAAGATAGATGTATCAATAACATCAAAATTTAAAAAATCTGACGAAGAGTATTTTAAGACAAATACCGAGGGTTACGCTATTAATATGATAGACATATTACTAACCCCAATATCAAATTGGACAAATAATGATCCAAATATCATATGGTTTGATTTTAATGAATTAAACAAATTAGAAGATTGGGTTTCTAAAAAATTAGAAAAATCATTTACATTACATTCTGTTAATTCAAGTAAACATATGGAATGTAAAATAACTTTAAATGATGATTTCATAAAAAAATATAACACTGTTTACGATTATTACGATTTCCCCAAATTACAAAAAACTTTAATATGATAGACTATAAAGAAATATTTGATGCATGGAAAATATCGTTTAACCCAACAAAAATACAAGAAGAACTGGCACAAAAAAGACTTAATGTGTGTTTGGGGTGTGAATATAGAAAAGAAGTTTTGAAAGGAATAAAATGGTCCGCATATTGTGGGGATTGTGGTTGTCCAATAAATAAAAAAGTCTTCTCTAAAAATTTTAATCCGTGTACACAAAAAAAATGGAAAGATGTGGATTCTGAATATATAAAACCCATCGCCGATAAAGATAAAAATACAATAATATAAATATATACGTATATATAAAAAAATAACCTACATTATTAAAATTTTAATGATTATATTTATATTTATAAGATAAGAATAAAAACATTTATGAAAGCAACAATAATCGGTAGTGATTTACTACAAACAGATGATTCGGTTAAATTTTTAGAAATAAACACAAATACCACCATTTATAATGAAGGTGCAGATTTATTGGATTATGTGTCATTATTTGACGTATTAAATAACAATAATATCACAGAATTTCACTTCATATGGACAGAAGGTGATGCTTACAAACCTTTAACACAACAATTTAGATTTAAGAAAATATTAGAAGAAAAATGTATTGAAAACAATATTACATTTACTGATTATGCTGTACCATTTGGTTCGGTTACAGTGCCGTATGTTGAAGATGCCGATAATAAATTTATTTTAAGACAGGCGTTTGATACCACAGCCTTAGTAGATGAGACATATTGTCAGGATAAGTTTGAGTTTTTTTCTCTTATGGCTGATTCTCAGTACATACCAAAAACATATTACACATCAGATACTTTATCTTTAAATTCATTAGATGCTGTTGATTATGAAACCACAACAAATCCAAATACTTTAATAAAAGCTAGATATCCAAGTTACGATATTATGACATATCCTGAATTATATAGAATATCAAATAATTCAGATTTAACCACTTTAAAAAGTGGATTAGAACCAAATCATTTGGCACAAGAATTTATATTTTCTGAAGATAATTTAATTGATGGTAGATATTCAATCATAAGAAGCATCGATATCATATATGGTCCAGAATTGGACGTTATCAATTTAGGTGGGTATACACAATCTACAATTATACCATTGACCTTTACTCCAGATGAATTTGTTGCTGGTACAAATAAGTTAAATCAAAAAAGTAGATACAAGTATATTACTAAAGAATTAGGTAAAGATAAAAATGATTATCACACCGATGATGAAAGCGTTATTTTAAATTTCAATGGTACATTAGAAGATGTAACCACTATACAAATAGGTGATTTAATTCGTAGTATTGATTTTGTTGATTTTAACAATAATCAAGCGGGAAATTTTGAAGAAAATAAAATTGACACATTTGGTTGGGATAGTACATTACAACAATCTAATGATACATTAACACAAACAGGATCTACATTACAAAATATAACTTCAGCACTTGTTGATACAATTTATATTCGTATAACATTATCTGATGGTAGAACGTGGACGGATGCTCCATCTACAACATATTATATTGAGGAATCTGGTTCAACTGCCACAAGATTTGAGAAGATAAATAATATGTACGTTGGAGATAAATTAGTGATAACAGACGCAACTACAAATGAGTTAACCACAATAACAATTACAGGTTTAGATATGGAACACGCTCAAAAAACAATTTATAACTTGGATTTTGAACCTTCAGATTTATTCTTAGTAGATGTGGGTGATGGTGATTTCAGTGTAATGCACAACGCTTGTTGGTGTCCTTGGAGCTACTGTGGTAATTATTGTAATAGTTATGGCTGTGGTCCTTGCAACGCAGGTGGCGGAGGCCGTGAAAAAATTTAAAATAAAAATTTAAAATAAAAATAAAAATATTATGGCAGTAAAAAAAAGAATAGAAAGACCGGCACAAACAATTAAAACAGTTGTTGCACCATTATCTAATGATTTAAAAGTAAAAGTTGCAAATGCATTTCAAGCGGTTGTAACGGCAATCAAAGTAAAACACCTTTCATAGTATGAATCATGAGGTTATTTACTTTTGGGGATAGTTGGACAGAAGGAGTTGGTGGAAACATTGACGAATAACGTACTACGGATATACTCGAAGAAAAAACAATAATAAGACAAAAATATTGTTGGCCAAAACACTTATCAGAACTGTTTGAATGTGATGTTAAAAATTACGGAGTTGGGTCATTCTCTAACACAGCAATATTCAACACAATTTGTTATCAATTAAAAAACGAAATCATCACTCAAGATGATTTCGTTGTTATTATGTGGTCATCTTCTTTAAGAGACCAATTACCATTTTTTTCAAACTATGAATTATACCATAAATAATAATTTTTGTGATAGGGAAACGGCTAAAGATATAGTTGATTTTTGTCTTAAATACGGTGAACCATTTTCATACAAACCAACTGAAAAATGGGACTGTAGAAGAATGTACGATTCGGACTTTAAATTGAGAATAATTGATTTATTAACAACTAACTATAAAAATGGCGACTTCAAATTATGGTTTGATTATAACACATTTAATCTAAAAAATTTTAACATTAGTTTAACATCCTATTATAATGGTAGATATCTTAATTTACATAAAGATAAATCAAGCGAACTAACCACAGTAATAGTATTATCAGATGGATTCGAAGGTGGTGAATTTGCATTATGTGAAGATAAAACCCCACCAATTCATTTTGAAACATTAGAAGGATTAACTATTTGTGATTTGAAATTGGGAGATTGCGTCTCATTCAACGGATCCGAAACATATCACGGAGTTTTGCCGGTAACAAATGGGATTAGATATGCGTTAAACATTTGGATGACCGAAACCGATTTTAATTATCCTAAAATAAAGATAAATAGTACATTGATATGAGTATTTTAATAATTGCATTACCAAGAACCGGTTCGACTTCTTTGTTACATAAATTAGCAAAAGAAAATGGATTAACTCCGTTATTTGAACCATTTGATGGAAGTGGTAGAGTTCAATATAATGGTGAAAAGAATGTAATTGTAAAAACAATAATATGTCATCATCCAAATAATTTTGAATTAAGTAAAGAATTTGATAGTGTTATATTATTATCAAGAAAAAATGTTTTAGAAAATGCACAATCACATTCATATTCAACTTATTTCTCAAGAACAAAAAATTACAATTCAAATAAACAATATTATTACGAAGATACTCCTACTCATGTATTTGAATTATGTTACAATAATATTATAAAATGGAATGAAGATTTAAAAGAATTATCAACTAAACTTAATATACCAATTACATATTACGAAGATATATATGACCCTACCGATAGTAATAGATTAAGAAAAGGAAATAGGGATAATAATAATAATAAATTAATATGATAGATTTAAAACAATACACATGTGGTATTCCATTTACTTCATTGGAAATACATAACAATATTGGGTTTGTTTGTTGTCCATCTTGGTTACCAAACGAAATTAAACTTAGTGAGATTCCATTAAAAGATGTATTTAATAGTGAACCGGTTGTTGATATCAGAAATTCTATTTTAGATGGTTCATTTAAATATTGTAACAAAGAATTGTGTCCATATTTAAGTAGATTATTAAACTATGGAGTGACATCGGGTCCACTTTCGTTAAAATCAACCTCAT